TGGCTCCCGCAGCTCCCGTGGCTCCCGTGGACCCCGCAGCTCCCGTGGCTCCCGTGGACCCCGCAGCTCCTGTCGAGCCTGTAGGACCAGAGGCTCCTGCTCCAGAGGCTCCTGATACTCCTACGCCCGGAGCCACACCAAAAACTCGCAAAGAAAAAATTAGAGAGTTGGTTAATTCCGACCAACTTTCTCCTGAAGAACGCCGCGTTATTGCAGAAACTGTCGCGGATTTGTTGCCGGAAGGAATTGAGTTTGACGGTTGGACTGCCGCTCCCGCTCGCAATGACGATAGCGAAGGGTTAACGCAACTTACTCACGACGGCCTGTTGGCCCCAGTTGGAGCGCAGGCATCGGTAAAAATCCGGCGTCGGAATAGTACCGGAGAAATTTTAGGCATAAGTCTTCTCATTGAAAACGTTGATGTTGCCGCGATGCGGAAATTTCATTCGCCAGAAGAAGTAGTTCAACGTTTAATTATTAAAACAAGGCACGAAATTGCCCATGCTCTTTGGAAGGGTGTGTTGTCCCCTTCGCAAAAAGAAGCGTGGAAAGCACTTGTCAACAAATTGGGGTTCCGAAGTCCAAACATGGATCATGGGGATTCTATTGAAGAAGCTTGGTGTGATGTAGTCAGCGTTTTAGATGATCGAGTTAGCAACGACTTTAGAAACAAGGGCGCTAATGAAGGCGGATTGATTGAAGGAATTCCCGTTGAAATTCGCGAGTTTGTTAACGAAATTCTTAACGGTATGGGTCTTGGGCTTAATGACGCAGGTTTGAAATGGTTGTTTAATCAACCTTTGGTTGCAAAGGCTAAGGAGGAAGTCGAAAGTATTGTTGAAGATGCCGGAACAGAAGGTCTGCTTACAGAAGACTTTTACAAGCTGGCAACGGCTCAATTGTTGCAAGAAGCAGAAATTAAAGCCAGAGACAACGCTGCTTTGAAGGAGCTTATGCAGATAGCATTTGCACCTAAGCGGAAAATAACGCTTTCAGCACTGATAGATTCTTCTATCGCTGACAAAACGTTGGAAGAAAAAGACGGCAGGCTTTACTACAAAGGAGAAGCCGCTGGCAAAAAAGGAGCTTTTAATCTTCCTCCCGAAGAGGAAGGCAAGCTTGGTCCCGAATTCCAGCTTCCGCTTGACCCCAACCGGAAAAAGACGCAGGCAGAAAAACAAGAAATCGCACGCATCCAACGTGAGTTGGAGGGTCTGCGACAAAACTTGATTAAAGAAAACAATCTCCCAGACTTTCCTTTGATTCGAAGCCAAGCCTTGCTTGAGTCAGTTGACCCCAGACTTGTTCAAGATTTAAAGATTGAAACCGAAACAGTTCCGTTGACGTTCGGGCCAAGATGGCTAACTCACGGCGTCTACGGCAAAGGCGGAAAACCGCAAATTCTCTTTAATTCTCGCTGGGACATGAGCAGCATTAGAGTTCCCGATTCGCTTGTAACGGCAACAGGAAAAACCAAAGAAGAACTACAAGCCGCAATAGTCGATGCGGTCATGGGCCACGAAATTTCCCACCATCTCACGATAAAGAGACAGCAGCTTGACGCGAAGTATTTGGAACAAGAAGCAAGGTTGTTCAATTCGTTTAGAAACGGCCCAGCCAAACCCGCAAAACTGCGATCGCTCTTCCTTAATGAACTAAGAAAGCAATCGGGAATTCCGGGGTCAGGAAACGTAAGCACGCAAAAAGAATTTGGCAACGATATTGTCAACGCGATCATTCTTGGCAATCTCAAACCCGAAGCAGTTAAAAAAGCCGCCGAAATAGCTTCGGCTGCAAAACCAGAAAACGTTGTTCAAGCTGTTGGACAAATGGCGTACAGGGTTACGCAGGGTCTTAAAAAGTTCTTTGAATTCATGATGGCTGGCGCTCCCAAATTGCGTGAATATGTGATGCGCAAAGAGATCAAGATTGAAGGTCAGCCAAAACAAAAATACGACGCAACCGTAGAAGCCTTTGCTCTTGCAAAGAAAGCCTTGACGTTCGATGAGTCTTTGGATGCAACCCACCGCGAAAGATACAGATGGCCCCCCCGGAAAAAGATCGAAAGAGAAACCGACATTTCCGATCTGCCACTGTCGGGAGATCCGCCGACTACGCCTGCGCCCAAAAAACCTGTTGTTGAGTCGGAAAAACCAAAAAACTGGACGAAGAAGCCCGAGCCGAAGAAGCCCGAGCCTTTGGTTACAGAAGACAACATTGCAGATTTCTTTGACGAAATGACGGAGGATCAGCAGACAAGACTTATTGCAATGGACGACGTTCCCGGTTTGGTTATTGAATTGAACCGCATTCTGATGGCAGAGGAGCAACCCGCAACTCCTGAAACACCAGTAGAAAAACCAATTGAAAAGAAGTTTGACGACAACAGTTCGGTGTTTGCCGAAAACGGTTTCGATAACTTTGTTTCAGACGTTAAGTTGCAAGGTTTGTTTTCCGACGAAAACACAATCGTTGTTCACAAAGACACCGAACTTCGGTTTGCAGACAACACGTTGTCAAAGCCGGTAATCGTAATTCAAAAAGTTGCCCCGATGATTCTTGCCGAGGGGCAGAAAAACGATTTTATCGTCACGATGTACGGCGACAGTTGGATGGCTACTGCGAAATGGGGCGATTTTCTTAACAACGACATGTCGAGCGAGTCGAAGGCCAGCAGTCTTTTTAATTGGATGTTCGACAATAGGTCGTCGAGATCGCTTCGAAAAGGTAGCGAAATTGATTCTGTCACCGAACTTGGCGAACCGACCACGGCAGAGATTTACCTCGGCGCAAGAGAGGCTATTTTAGAATTTGCCCAAGAAGAGTTTCCAAGCTCACTTAGCATCGACGATCTTTACAAAGCAATGACCGGCGGCACTCGCGGCAAGCACAAATGGGGAGCAGACAGAAACGTAGAAAACCAAAAGTTTCTTGAGACAATTGCAGAGCGTGCTTTGATTGACGTAGTAGCGGAGCGCGTCGTTGATCTTGGCGAATCTGCCACGCTCTCAAGCATCTTTGCGCGAGCAAACAACACCGAAAGAGTAATCAAGAACATTGCTACTCCGGAAACCCGAAGAGTAATGCAAGCGTTTTCTACGCCTCCGACGATTGCGGTCTACGCCCAGCTCTTGGGATACTCTCTTTCCAAGGAAGACCAGCCAAGGATTTACGAGCCGCAATTTGGAACCGGCAGCCTCATGTCGTTGTTGGCTGGTGCAAACCCGGTAGTCGGAAACGAACTAGACCCGGTTCGGTTTGAACTGGTTTCGTTGGGCGGCGTTCTTCCTACCGAGCTTACAAACGAAAACTCAATTGAAGACCCCGGCCCGGCTACCCCCAAGCCGCAGTTGACGATTGCAAACCCGCCGTTTGGCAACTCGCCCAAGCAGTCAATTGAATTCCCAATTGGTCAGAACGTAACCGAAAAACAAACCAAGTTGATTCCGGGTGAAAGCCCGAAAAGAAACTTCTCCAAGCTAGAAGACATCTCGATTGCAAGAGAGATGGAGCGACTTGAAGACGGCGGTATCGGCGTGTTTATCTTTGGTGCGCCGGGCGGCCCGATGTTGACCGAAGAAGATCGCAAAAAGGGCTACAGCAGAACGCTCTTTAAGCTGCTTCGCACCCACAACATTATCTCTCACATCACCGTAAGCGGAAACTTGTACAAGCGAATGGGTACTTCGTATCCAGTAGACGTAATGGTCATTCAGAAGCTTGGCAAGGACACGCCTAAGTCGGAAATTATTGATCCCCTAATGGAAGTTGGGGAAGGCATTTTGCCGCCGACATTTAGCAAACCAACGGAGCTAGCAAATGAAATCAAAAAGTTTGAAACAGCAAACAAAGTTTACAACGACAAAATTCGACGGAATCTTGGGCGACTTGGGGAGTTCCGCGACGGTCTTGTACCCAATCGGACAGGAGTACAACGCGGATCTATACGAAAGGGCGTTAAAGATGACCCTTCAACTCCGCCATCTGAAAAACCCGGCTCCGACAAGCCAACTCGAAGAGGCGGTGTCGCTGCTGGGCCTACCTCCAGACCCGGAGGAAAGCCCGGAAAATCTGATCCACTCGATCAGCCAATTGATGGCGGAAAAGATGGGCCAAGAATTGAGCTTCCAAGTGGACCAGAAGAAAGCAAGCCCGAAATCCCCCGAAACCCGAAACTGGATGACGGACCAGAGCGTCCCGGAGTGGACCCGAGCAAACCTCTAGACGACGACATCACCATTGACGACCTAGACGGGATGTTTAGCAAGGAAGTTGCTCCTACTACCGAACAGCTCAAAGCGGTCGGTAAATATGTTGTTCAAGCGGTCAACAAGGGAATCACGAAGTTCAACGATTTCGTCCAGCATTTGATTGAAGAGTTTGCCCCGAAGGGCGGGTGGGACTATCTCACCAAGCGAATGCGAGACAAGCCGATCTTTGCGGCTGCTTTGCAGAAAGCTTGGGATAACGCGGCCAAACTTCTTAAGAAGAAGAATGTAAAGCAGCGAACGTCTAACATCACCACCCAAATTGCACGGCTCGATCCGAAGAAAGCAATTACTCCGGAAGAAACGACGGCGTCGATGGTAGATCCCGACGCAATTCAAACCCGTTACATTCCTCAGTCGCTTGCGACGTTCCCCGCAGAAGGCAAAGATTTCGAACTTAAACCCGCCGATACCTTGGCCCCAAGAAACCAAGCTCAAGTAATGATTGACGCCTTGGTCCGCATTGAAGATGCCACGGATATGACGATCTACGACTACGTTGCGGATCGAATGGGGGTAAACCCAGACCGACTGGGCTTGGCGTTCCACGCGGAACAGATAGACGCTTTGGCTGCGGCAATTTACGCGGCAGAAAAAGGTCAGGGGTTTGTAATTGGCGACCAGACTGGTGTTGGCAAAGGCCGGTTCGTTGCGGGGATGCTGATCTACGCAAGACGAAATGGGATGTTTCCGGTGTTCATGACGATGGACAACACGCTTTACACCGACATGATGAGAGACATTGGCGGAATCTTAGAAAGTCTTGGTGTTGCCAAAATTGACGAACAGGGCCATAAGGTTCAAGGGGCCGTTTTTGCTTCTTCGGAACTTGTAGTTACAGATTCTAAACGTAGAACTTTTGCCAGACCCTTTAACGAAAACGCAGAAGGGGGCCAAGCTCGCTTCAAATACATTCTCGATGAGTTTTTGGAGCCCACCGAAAAAGCGGCTAGCGATGATAAAACCCTACGGTCTAAAAATTACGAAGCGGAACTAGAGGAGTTTATTGACAGCTTTATTTACACGTTGAAACACCCCAACATGGCCCCCGTTGCTCTTAAGGGGTTGCCACACCTTGCTAATGTGACAATGGCGCTTGCGCTTGGGACGACATACAACCAGCTTAAGGGTGAAATAAACTCTTCGAACCGTAGAAGGCTGCTTAAAAAGATTGTTGATAGCGGTCATGCGTTCTTTGTTCTTGATGAAGCTCACGAAGCTTCTGGCGGAGCTGGAGCAGACCCCGACTCGCCTCACGTTGGCACGTTTGTAAGTTCTCTTCTTGCAAACCCGCTTACGAAGGGAACCGTTTACTCGTCTGCGACATTTGCAAAGCGCCCAGAATCCTTGCCGGTGTTTATGAACGCAGGGCTGAAACACCTTTCGGCAAGTGAACGTTTATTGGCAGCACAGGGTCTCAAAGAAATGGGCCTTCCGGGCTTGACGGCTTACGCCCAGATGCTGGCAGAAGGCGGATATTACGTCCGAAGACAGAAGTCTTTTGAAGGCATCTCATTCAACACAACCATTACCGAAGTTGATCCCGCCGAGGTCGATCACATGGCGGTCGTTTACAACATGGTGATGGATCTGGCGTTTGACAACGATCTGGAAAGCGCCCACGCAAATGCGCAGCAAGAAATAGCAGACTCTCTTGGCGTTTCTGGACGGGGGCCAAGCGGGCCAAAGGTCAGCGTAAGGTCTGGTACTGAAGACTGGGCCAGCACGATGTACCACTTGGCTGCCCAGCACGGGAGCGCGTTGAAAGCAGATAAGTTTGCCTTGGACGTTGAAGAGTCCATTAAAAAGGGCGAAGCCCCGTTTATCGTTGTTGAACAGACCAACGAAGCGGCCTTGAAACGCCACTTAGACAAGAACAAAATCAAAGAAGGCGAAAGCTTTGATTTTTCTTATGCAGACCTTGTCATGGATCGTGTTGACGGTTTGTTTAGGGGAAAGGTCACTATTAATGATGAGGAACATGCGTACACGCTCGAAGACAGCGAGCTTACTCCGCGCCTTGCCGCAGAGAAAAAGCGTATTACTGCCGAGTTTACTCAAGACGAAAGAATGGCTTCTCTACCGGCAATGGCGATAGACAAGGTACTTCGCCGCCTAAACAGCAAGGGGTACAACAACGCTGAAATCACCGGGCGTCGGTACGAAATTAATGTCTTGAACGACAACGGAACTTTGATTTCCGTAAAGCCGAGAAAAAACAAAGACAAAGCCTACAACGTGCGTTTGTACAACGAAGGCAAGGCCGCGTTTGTGCTGGCTAACATCGCCGGAACCACCGGGTTTTCTGCGCACGCAAGACCGGGCGTCTCAGAAAAAGTGCGGCATCAGTTTATTTTCCAGCCGCTTCAAGACGTTGCCAAGTTTATTCAGGTGATGGGTCGCGTTAACCGATACGGCCAAACGCAGCTTCCCAAATACACGCTTGCCAGTTCAAACATTCCGTTTGAAACCAAGATCCAAGCAATGTTGGCTGCAAAAATGCAGACTCTTAACGCATCTGCAACAGCAGAAAGCAAGGGTGCAGTAAGTTTCGACACCAAAGACATTGCAAACATCATTGGAGACATGGCAGCATACGAGTGGTCAGAGGAAAACCCCGGAACAAGAGCCCGTATGTATTTGAAAGCGTTCCCGCAGCCGACGCTCCAAAAGCTTGTTGGCGCTGGCGAGAACGTCAGGAAACTTCTGAACCGACTCATTCTCCTTCCAATGGAAGAGCAGTTGGAGATATTGGAAGATGTCTCCAGCAGATATGACGAAATCATCGGGATCTTTAAGAAGCGAGGAATTAATCCAATTGCTTCTCCAATCAAAGATTTGCAGATGCGGACGATCTCTTCAATGAACGTGATACCAGCAGTGGGGGACACGGTTTTTGAACAAGGGGTTCAAGTTGACAAGGTTGAAGTAAACATCCTTAGAACTCCACCACTTCCAGAAGACATTATTTCGCGAATGGAAAGTTTGTACGGCCCCACCGACAATGCGGGGAATCCGATTAGTTACGAAATTGGAGTAACAAAGCTTCCGGCAGAACGAAAGTTCCTTGAAGACGCAGACAACTGGATTAGAACTGCGCAAAGAGACCAATCTCTCAAAATGACGGAATTGGCCGTTGCTAAACAAGAACTCAAAGACTGGGAAGAAGCAAACGAAGACCGGCCAAAAGACTCTCCAGAACTCAAGGAAATGAAAGGCCGGATTCGAGAACTAGAAAGAATCATCGGTCGATCTACAGATTTGATTGCTCGCGTCAGAATCATTCTCAACCTGCACGCAAGTCGCCAAATGCCCGAAAGAGAAATAGGCGAACCGCTAGACCAGCCTAGAAAAGAGCGGATATTTACTTTGCTCAACACGCCGTTTGCCATTAGCCAAGGCAACCAAGCGGAATCAGCTGGTAACGCAATCATTGTTCACGCCAATGTGACGACGCAAGATCCAAACGACCCCATGTTTTGGTCTGTAAAAAACTTTAGGTTCGAATTGTTTGGCAACGAAATCGGCCAAATGAACGCAAACCTAAACACGTTCTACGGTGACGTTACGCAACTCAAAACCGAAGTAGACCTTGCGGCTTCTTTGTTCCCGACAGTTTCAAACCAAGAGTTTGTCGAATCTTTGGTAGTTAGCAAGGCTGGAGACACCGAGTACATTCTTGTGGCACGCGGAAACCTTGTCCGGGCTATGACCGAGTTGCTTAAAATCAAGGGCAAGCAGATGGTGTTTGCTACGAAACTTGACGGCAGCACGGAAAGAGTGCTGCTTCTGCCACAAAGCGTCCCTAGCGACTTTGAAGGCGCAAACACCCGGATTCTTCCCAGAAACCTTGCAAACCTTCTTACAGCCGAAAAACCTTTTAAGCTGTTTAAACTTCATGCTAGAAAGGGAAAATCTAAATACGACGGCCAGATTATTCAGGGGCCATCTGAAAACGTGGTTGAAGTTGCAATTCAATCTAACGCAAGAAAAGTCAACGACGATCTGCAACTTGCTGCCGAGGCGTTGAATTTTGAGGTCATTCGGAAGACCAAGTCAATTGTTTATCAAATTGATCTTTCGCGTGGCTTTGACGCGGTGTTTGACTTTGCCCAAGCAATCAGCGCGGCTGGATTTGAGATTACAGTTGCAGAAAAAAATGTTGAGAAATACCAAGAGGCGACGGGCCTCGGCGAAATGGTTTACGTCGCCGAAGAAGAAGCTCCAAGTGAAGAACTTGAAGCGGGCTTTGCTAAACGAAGCCAGATGATTCGCAGACGAAGAGCAAGCAATCGGCGCGGATATGTCAATATCCCGGTCGGGGCTTTGGGAAGAGCCGTTGGCAAGGGTCTTGTTTATATTGTCAAAGGAAAACGCTTCCGCAAGAATGTTGCCGACCAACTCGAAAAAGATCGCATGGCAGCTTTCATGTCAACGTTTTTCCCCGGAAGCTTCATGCAGATGTATTTCAATAACCCTCAATACTCGGGGGCGTTGAACACGCTGCGTGATGCTTACGACGCATACACGGAAAAAAGCCGAAGAGACGTTAAAAACGACAACGTCCAATGGTCTAAGCTTCCGACCGAATGGAGAAACCCAGAAGACACGCGGTTCTTCCAGATCATGAACCACACCATTGAGCCTTGGCGTGTCAAAGCTGATTTGTTGACCAGAGAAGAGACCAAAGGTCTGGAATGGTCAGACGAACACCACGAAGCTTACATGATGCTTATGGAGGCTCCGGAAAGCGTCCAAGACGCCTTTCGATATTTCCGTGGGCGTGACGAACACATGCGGCTCCAAATGGTCACAAGCATTCAGGACCAGAGAACCGCGATCAACCGTGCGCTGCAAAACCAGTGGGGCGACAAGACGGCAAGCTTCATGGAAAAAGCCGAAGAGCTTGAGCTTGACTGGCGTTTGCAAGAAGACAGCATCACAATTCTTGACGGTAAAGGCAAAGACATAACCGAGACAGCGGCAAGGCAAATGGCCTTGATAGAAGTACCCACTTACTCTTGGGGGCTTCGGTACGGCCATGTGTTCCATAGTTGGGTCGGCGATTTCATTGTTCAATACCGAAGAAAAGATCCAGAAACCGGAGAGTGGTCGAATTACAAAAACATTTTCAACGACGGGACGATGGATCTTCCATCCCGAAGATTTGGTGAAGCAGGTCAAACAACCCGTTTCCAAGCCGAAGAGGTTCGAGAAAACTGGCTCAAGGTTTACCCGGAAGACGAAGTTCTCATTAGCGAGAACTCGTATTACCCCTCAGACATTCTTAGGTTGAGTAAAAGTCAGGTGCGAGAGGTAGAAAAAAACCTTCGTATGCAGGGTTTGACTAGCGCAGAAGCAAGCGCGGCCAAAAAGGGTGTGATTGGACAGCAACAATACAAAGCCAAGTTCTACGACCCATTCCTAAAGCGGGGCGACGGCAAGGGTTATACGCAGGACTACATGCAGGTGTGGCAGACCTCGGTCATCGGGTTTCATCGTTGGCAAGAATTGACCAAGGCGAATTTCGAGGTTGTGCCAGTCATCGAACGGATGGTGAGTAACCGTCAGCCCAACATGGCAGCTGATCTCCAAGATCGCTTGAACTTCCTTTGGACTGGAAAACAACCGGGGGTCTTGCAATCTTTCGAAGAGTTTGCCAACGCAACCATTGATGCTCTTGCTTACCAACTTCCTAGCTGGACCGGAGTTGGTGGAGGGAAGCTTCCTCGCAACATGGGTACGGCTGTGGGGCGCAAATACAGAGAGATGTTCTACGCTGCCAACTTGTCTTGGAGCATCAAAGGCTCGTTCGTTAACCTCAGCCAGATTCCAGTGTTTGTTGCTGCCGAACTGGGATATAAGAACACCCTGATGGCAAGCGCCCAAATCCTTCGAAACCCTCGTCGGTCGTTGTCCATCCTTAGACAGCACGGCACTTATTCAGGCCGAGGCACTTGGGAAGACGGGACCGTACTTGGTGCGGAAATCAAGCGTTACGGCATGAACGTTCCAAAGACAACCAAGGCGGTGATGGCGGCGGCTTGGAAAAAGATGATGGAACTCAACCCGTTTAGTTTGACTGAACAGTTGAACCAGAACGCGACGTTCCTAATTGGCTTTTACGACGCCAAGCGCAGAGGCGGAACAGAAGCTTATGCAGTCGAACACGCAAGAACGCTTCGGTTTGCCACGCAATACCCGTACAACGCAGCAGAGATTGCTGGGGCTTGGAGAACGCAGACTGGCATGACCATCGGACAGTTCCGAAGGTTTGCAGCGTCTCAGGTTGGCTACGCCGTTGGCAACACGTTCACCAAGGGCGGCTCCAAGTCAGCTTCGCGACGATGGCTCATGGGCGTTTGGCTCTATGGCGGCATCCGTGCTTTGCTGCCAAATACGTTCATGAGCTTGGTTGGTCTGGGTTATTACGCACAGTCTGATTTCGTACACAGCATGATTCTGTCAATCATCGAGATGATGGGCTTTGGTTCTGACGGCGACGAACCAGAAGATCGAAAAGAAAAGCTTAGGTCAGCTCTTGAAAAATATGAGAAGAACGGAACGCCGGGTTCATTTGCCCCAGAGCAAAGATCGGCTTCTGAATACGTCTCGGATCTAATTACTTTTGGAGTCATCTCCGTTCTGTTTGACGGCGAATTCAACATTTCCGACAGCATGAGTCCTTACCCGGTGTTTATTGACCAGAAAGCCGAAACACTTGGCGAGGGTGTGACATCCGTGTTGGCAGATTTGGCCGGTGGAGCTGGTGGCCGAAGCGCAGTTGAAATTCTGAATGCGGCGACAAGGACTGAAAACCCGTATCAATCACGGGTCGAGAGCGCGATCAGATCAACTGGAATGGGTCGTACGATTTACGAGTTGGTCAGGGCTATTGATGGCGAAACCAGACGTACTTCGCGAAGCGGTAATTTGGTGATGGAAGACACCACTCGCGAACTGATCTCTAGGGCAATGAATTTCACTTCAACGCGACAGTTGAAAGAAAGCCAGATGGTTTCGACACTCAACTACATGATTGCCGAAGAAAGAGCGCACATCCAAGGCATAGCCGTGCCGATTGCAGCGGCCATCGACGCATACGAAACCGCAGACACCCTATTGGAAAAAGTATCGAAGCTTGACCAAGTGAGAATTGCGTTGAAAGAGGCGATTGACCACATCAAAGAGCAAGCAAGATTCAACGCTTATGTTGACGCCGAAGGCAGAATCACGAACGTGGCTATCTTCAACACAGAAAACGAGCGTCTGCAAGACAAGGTTGGTAAAGCGGTAGAAGGCTGGCAAGAAAGACGCAAGATGCCATTCTTGTTGCGTGCAATCAAAAACGCAGACGACGCTCTTGCCTCTCGTTGGTTTGATGGCTTGGACGACGACCAAAGGCTTTACATCGTAAAAACTATTCAGGCGTATGAAGAAAAGGTAAAAAATGACAAGTAGAAAGCCACCCACCACCAGCATTCGAATCCGAAACTCGTCTTACGCGGCCTTGCAGCAGCAAGCCGCCGACAGGGGAATCAAGGTGGTTGATCTCATCGACGAGCTTGTGCTTGGCATCAAAAAAACCCCGGAAGTCAAAAGCGACCTTCCGGAGTTTGATGTAGACGGCAACCGCGTAAGTAAATGGATCAGCCGTTAGAAGCTTTTAATTTTACGTTCGCAGATTTCTTCGAAGACATAAGCGATCTTGTTCATGTGCTGGGAAAACGCCTGCGCCGAAGAAGCTGGCATAATCTTGAAATTGTGGAATTCGGCCTGCATCGCCGTGATCTGGTCTTGCAACGCCGCAAACAAATCTTTGTCTTCAAGCGTTTGAAAAGAAGTGACGCCCATCTGGCGAAACAACTCGTCTTCGGAGCAAACCGGGCAACCGCGAAACCCACAAATTTCGCAGTCGCCCGGTTTCCTTTTTCGCTGGTCTCGCCTCACTTTTTAAATGCCTCTTTGATCTTGGCTTCGTGTTCTACGAAGGCTTTGGAAATGCGTTCATAGTCAATCATTTTGTCGCTCTTGAGGACTTGAAGCATGAAGTCATCGTAAATCATCTGGTTCTTCATGAACATCGTGCCGAGAATGAAAAGCTTCGACGGCGTAACCTCCAGTGCGAGGTGAGAATAATCATCGTAGATGGCGTTGAGGCACAAGCCCATCCAGTAGACCGAACCATCCTTTTTCTCGACATGCCAGTCCTGCTTAGTGTCGAAGGGGTCGTCGGGGCAAGAATCGTCCTGCGTAGTCTCGACGAGAAAGTCATCGCTCTTCTCATCCCAAGTCACCCGAATAGCAACCCAGTCATTGCGGCATCTGCCAAATACCCGCGTCTCTTGGACAAGCGGTCCAAACGCTTCAATATGTTCTGTCATTTTTTTCCTCAATGGTGTTGATGGGTACGAGTGGGCATGGTACAGTACGACCGGGCAATGTAATCCCCAGAAAGGAAGAATCAATGAAAATGATGGGAACTTTTTTCAAGGGCAACCTCAGCTTGTTTGATAAGGAGGCTGTCCCATCGGTTTTGTTTCCCCACAAAATGTGGGAGCGTGTCCGAGACACGCCGAAGCGTCGCGGTTCAATTCCGGAGGAGTGGCCGGTGTTGGTCGGGTGGATGTTTCGAAACACCCGAGAACACTGGTTGGTATGCGAGATTGAAACGGGCTTGTACAGCGGTGTGAGTGTTAACCGAGATAAAAACAAAGCCGGTCACTTTACTGGAATGCTGGGAGATCCATACGGCCTTGCTTCGTTGGTGTCGCAAGGTGTTGAAATTGATCGTAGTTGCGGTCTTTGCGACTACACCGTTGCGGAAGTGTTTGGTTTTATGAAATGGAACAAGGAGATGCTTAAAGATGTCCCTCAGAGGTAAGATTCCAACACCGGAAGAAAAGCGTTTGAAGCTGCTGTTGTACGGCCCCGCTGGTTCAGGCAAAACCACAGCAAGCATCAATTTCCCATTCCCGTATGTCATTGATACCGAGGCTGGTTGTCAGAACGACCAGTACGTCCGCAAGGTCGAAGAGCGTGGCGGAGCCATCTTCTCGACCGTGGAGTTTGATGACATCATGGCTGAGGTTCTTGCTCTCACCGAGGAAGAACATCCCTACAAGACGCTGGTCATTGATCCCATCTCGACGGTCTACAAGGTTCTTGTCGATCGCATGGAGATGAAGGTCGGCGACGAGTACGGCAAGCACTATGCTGCTGCGAACAAGAGGTTCGACCAGTTGTCAGCAGCCTTGACGCGGCTGGACATGAACGTGATCTGCACTTGCCATGCCAAGAACCAGTACGGAACGGGCATGAGCCTGATTGGAAACACGTTCGACGGTCCCAAGAAGTTCGACTACCTGTTCGATATGGTCATGGAGATTCAGGTCCGTGGCGACCAGCGTTTCGCCATCCCGGTGAAGAGCCGTGTGGAAACGATCAAGCAGAACGAGGGCTTCGAGTTCTCTTACGACACGTTCGCTGATGCGTACGGTCGCGACGTGCTTGAGCGAGATGTGAAGCCTGTGGCACTTGTGAACCCGGAGCGGCTTGCGGTGTGGGAGGGTCTGCTGGCGAAGCTCAAGGACCGAGGCCCGATTTTCCGAGAGAAGATCATGACCAAGTTCGTGATCGGTGATTTGTCTGAGGCTTCCGCCGATGTGGCGGAGCGCAGTATCGAGAAGTTGCAAATGATTCTGGAGAGCGAAAAATGACGATTCCGTATGACAAGGGCATTGAGAATGCCAACCCGAGCAGCCGACCTATCCTTGAGTCCGGGATCTACACCGCGACCATGAAGTCGGTGAAGATCAACCAGAACAACGAGTACGAGATCGACTGGGACGTTTACCACAACAACGAGGTGGTTTACATGCGCCAGTGGCTCAATCTGACCAAGGGGTTCCACGTTCACCACCTCAAGTGCATCGCAAAGCTCGTGGGAGCGATGGACGCCTACGAGGCTGGCACGTTCGACCCCCGGAACTACACGGGAAGGAACGGTCGGCTGAAGGTCACGAAGAAGGCGGCTCGCGACAACCCCGGACAGTTCCGCAACTGGGTCGATGAGATCATGGTCGAGAGTGCCAGCCAGACGCCGCACACGCCCCCGCCCCCGGCAGCACCTGCTGAGGAAATTCCGTTCTGATTTGAGGGCCGATCTCAGGATTCGCTGGCGGTTTCCTGCCCGACCAGCGGCGTGATCGGTGCGGCGAGTCGCTCTCGCCAAATGCAGGGGGAGGGCTAAGTCGGTGGGACAAGCCCTCCCCTCCTCCTTCGGTCCTGTAGCTCAGTTGGCAGAGCAAGCGACTTTTAATCGCTGGGTCCGGGGTTCGAGCCCCCGTGGGACCATTTCAAGATTGGAAAACCCTTGAGTTGGATCAAGATGCGAGTGAATCTGCTTGGTGACCCCCGCGTGGGCAGGATCGCCATGATGTGCGATCAGACCGAAACTACGGTTCTAGGCGCACTTTTTACGCTTTGGGCGATCGCTGACCAACACTCCGAGGACGGGGTTTTGCCCCATATGTCTCCAGATTGGCTAGATCGCCGTGTGAGCGTTCCGGGCTTCTCGACGACCCTCGCATCGGTTGGATGGCTTGAGATCGCTCAGGAGCCGTCTGAGGGCGTGATTGTGCCGTCATTCGAGGACCACAACGGCAGTTCAGCCAAAAGAAGGGCTTCTGAGGCTGCCCGGAAGGGTCGCCAGCGGAAGTCCGCACCCGATGCGGACGCCCTGCGGACGCCTAGCGGAACTAGAGCAGAGCAGAGCAGAGCAAGCATAGAGCAGAGAAGAGAAGAAAAGCAGGCAGCAGGGGAAGGGGAAATTTCTGATTCAATTGCTTGCTATGTTGCAAATCCCAAGCGGATGATCCGAGCGATGGCTCTGCTCGCCGAGAGCCCGATCGGAGTCAGGCAGCGAGGAGAAGCGACTAAACTCCTGAACCAGATTGCCCTACGGAAAGATCCTTGTGAATTCATTTCACAACTCATCAAACGCGCCAACGACGGTTCCATCGTGAAAAAGGGTGGATGGATGTTGGTTGCCATGCGAGAGGAAGCAAAGTGCGTCTCCAAGTCAAGCTGAAACTGCCCCCGACCTCCAACCACCGCTTGATCCCGGTGAATGGCAGGCTCATCACATCTCCCAAAATGCGTGCGTGGAAGAAGTACGCGGAGGAGACGGTGACGGCTTCGGTCATTGACCACCTCGACAAAACTCCGATGACCGGGAAACTTTCGGTAACGATCATTATCAACTGGCCGGATCGCAGAAAACGCGATCTTGACGGCCCAGTCAAACCCGTACTCGATGCGTTGAGCAAAGGCGGCATGATCCAAGACGACTCGCTCATCAAGGATCTCTGGGTCAGGGTCGATGAACACATCAGTCGTGGAAATGGAGGGGTTGCCGTAGAAGTCGAGAACGTCGAGTAGCAACTACGCGGCTGCTACTCATCTCTTGCGGCGCGGGAAGCCCACTCCCGCGCCGTTTTCACGCGCAAAGAAAACCCCTTCCCAAGCCAAGACTTGGAAAGGGGCGGAGAAAAAGAGATGATTCTCAGCAGTCTTCGTATTCAAGCGTCTCTTGGTCGAGGATCGAAACCTCTTTCAATTTGTTGGTAGACGCCTTTTTCTCGATAATAACACACTCTTCAACAGCCAAAACGAGTATTTCCTGATCGGTGTAATCTTTGCTTACGGTTGATTCGATCATCAACAGAGCGTTGAAACTGCACCTGAGAACTTCCCCGTCATCAAAGGTAAATGCGGCGGAGATTTTAGCGTTTTCCATCATCGCCATCAGCACCACCTCCCATCGTCAACCTGCTTCACACAACTCGCGTTCGGACACGGCCCTCCCCAATCGCCACATCCCGGACAAGGCCGCGTGGACTTCATCGTCGTGATGTTGACCGGATTGATTCGCTGAATGTCCTTCACCTCCACCAAACGCGCGTATTCCGCGTGTTCGACCTCGATGATCTTCGCGTACTCAAGATTGAACCACAGTGTGCCGTCAGTTACGAGCCTAACTCCGGGCATGATTACCTCACATTTCTTCGACGAATGCCGACAGATACAAGTCAACTGAATCCTTTTTCACCCAAACCTTGCCAGCCACCTTCACCGCCTCAAGATCACCGCGATAAATCCAGTTGCGGATTGTTTTCAGAGAACGGTCAATGTTTCCATCGGTGAGTTCGTAGATGTAGTCGGGAACCTCCGCGAGCGGGATGATTCCGAGTTCATCTTTGGTTGCCTTCTTCTTTGCCATGAACGTTCCTTGTTTGTGTGTTTGCCCACGCCGGGATTGTACTGCTCGCCGCTGCCCGCCGCTACCCATTTTTCTATTTACGGGAAAAAACTACTTGACTGCCCAACATTGCCCGATGTATATTGCAGACGGCAATACCGCCGCAAGG